AACAGTTCCATCATCGTAAAAACTAAGACTCAAAACCCTGCCGTCAGGGGTTGTGTAATTTCGTTGCCCTTCAGAATTTGCGTCTGGATCAAATCCACCAGGAGAAGCGCCAGGAGCACCACCCCCAGTAGCGCCTCCTGTAGGAACAGTCACTAGCCTATTTTCTTTAGGGTCCCAATAAGCAACACCCCCAGCAACACTAACTAATGTGGGATTTTTCTTATCGAGCTGGCTTTCAATGTACTTCTGAACTGATGCCATAGGTGCTGAACCAAGAGCACGAACACGCCCAAAATCACCATTCTTCCTTGCAATGTCCTGAGCAGCAAGGCGTGCATTGATCAATTCTGACTCTTGCTCAAGAACATTAGCCACTTGCCTCTTTTGTTCTCGCTCAGCAGTTCGTTGTTGCTGTGCGGCATTAAAAGCAGACATAGCTTGCTGCATTTCTTCAGGGGTTCTAGCTTGTTGCTGAACAAGACGCTGGAAATCATTCATGTCAGTAGCGCCCATAGCTTGAGACAACAAATTCCTTTGTCTCTCCTCCTTAGCCCTCTGTGCTCTAGCTCCACCCATAAGCATTCCAAGGGGCTCTTGGAGGGTTTGTAGATTAAAATTTGGCTGAAGAAGACCTTGGATTAAAGTGTCACTAATTGATGCCATTATTTATCTCCTTAAGTACCAGAACCTGATGTCATTCTGCCGCCACTTTGGTCAAAAAGACCACCAAGCCATCCAAATAAGCCTTCAAAAGCCGACCCAAGAGCACTTGAGCCTGTTTCGGCAGCCTCACTATTCATGCTGTTCAATGCCCCTGTAGCAAGTGCTGAACCAAACTGACCAGCAAGGTTACCTTGTGCAAGACGGCTTGCCAGCAAGGCATTAACACCACCCATAGATGCTTCACCAAAGAGTTCTGCTCCAATCCGCTGAAGCTCGGAAGACAATTGAGATCCTGCAAGGCCTGGCTCATAAGCACTCAACATGGCATTCAATGGGAGATAACCACTAGTCATAAACAGCTTACCAAGCTCAGCAGCCTGCGCTTGTTCCTTCTGGGCTTGCTCAATAGAGTAAAGAGCTGCCTGATTCTTTGCTTCTTCTTGTGCTTTAGCAAGAGCAAGTTGCTCAGGCGTTCCACCGTACTGTGCTGTGCTAACACCAAGACGCCCCTGTCCCATAAGACGTTCCTCAAGGGCTAGGCGTTGTCTCTCTTCCTCTGGGGTCTGTGTTGCCCTGAGTCTGTTGTAGACATCCTGTATTCGAGCATCCATAGGTTGAGTTGCTTGATTAAAGAAGCCGCCAGCACCGCCAAAGAGTTGTCTTTGAAGAGCTTCCTGCTCAGGGCTAAGATTCATTGTATAGCCACCTTCAGGTGTAGCAGCCATATTTCCAAGGTTTGTTGTGACTGTAAAAGGTCTAAAGCGGGTTTGATCAATAGCCGTTGAAGCTAGTGCATTTGATCTGTTCAAAGCACTTTCACCAACATCACCAATGTTTTGATATGCTTCATTAACCAAAGCAGCACCACCAGCAAGACCTGCGCCTTGCCCTATGGCACCTAGATTATCACTAATCCCTCCAAAAAGACCGCCCCAGATATCAGACAAAGAAAGAGCCATATATTAAGATCTCCAAGTTAATAAGTTTTGCCAATCAAGGTAAAGATGTTGAATTCCTGCAAGGATATTTGGTCAGTTACAGGAACTTCCAAACCAACAACAACATTCGTTCCACTACCGTTTGTATTAATATTGGGAACAATGTACTGAGAACCACCAGAATACTCTGCTACGTTAAATTGAGCATTGCCGTAAAAAGGAAAGGAACCAAAGTTCTCCAAATTAACAGAATACGACTTGAATGAGTCATTAAAACCATATCCCCATTTGAACGTGAGTGTTGTTGAGTTACCTCCAATGATAGTTGGCTTCATCTTTTTGAGAAACTTAATCTTAGAAGAATCCCCAAAGGTCAAGTGAGGACTGTAGTACTTCATAATATAAGTTGCTGTGCCGTCCAAGTAGCCTGAGTAGGAGGCTATACCGGAGGAAGTACCAATGTATAAAGTGCCATCAATAAGCCTTTCAAAACATTTTAGCTTACTAGTGGGCCATCGAGTTACTCTAAAAGAACCATTCTCAAGAGTACCTTTGACATCAAAGCAGAAGATAGTGCTACTTGTAGGGAAGTACACCAAATAAAAATAGTTCTCAGGGCTGTACACAGATGTAATCTGCCCTGTTTCACTTCTTATAAGGTTAATTATATCAGTTTTTATGTTTCTGGACAAATCATTTAATGGAAGTGCTTTTTCTTGAATAGACCTGCTAAACGATCTTAGACCAGAGTAACTCATAAAGAGAACATCAGTTCCTGTGTACTGGACTGAATCCCTTGCAACACAACCTACACCAGCTACAGTATCATAAAGTTCCATAGTAGCAGGAGCTTCAGCCCCTGTGTACGAGACAATACTGTGCTTACCAAAAATAATCAAAAGGTTGTTATGTGCAGCCAAGGCTACAACTTCATCATAACCATCAGGCCATACCTTAGTGATATCAATAGACCCACTAGTACCACCAGACCACTTCTGACCATTAAGCAAGTCAGACCAATAGATCGTAGTCTTATTGGAACTTGTATCAGCTACCCATAGACGACCATAAGCTGCAAGCACTTCATGTGCATAGGGAACAGTGGCTGAGTAGGAAGGATGACTGGACATCTTGGTAACAGCACCGAGGGTGTTGCTGTACACCAAAGGCTCATAACCCCTTTGGAAGAAGTAGCAATGATCGTTAAAGTTTACAATCTTCCAAGCATTCGAGGTGATGGTGTAAGACCCAGGGGTTACATCCGTCAGTGTAGTCGTTCCCCTGAAAATCTTGTTGTTTCCTGCTGAAAAGATTGCAAGGTTTCCTGCTGCGTCTCTAAACTGTTTAACTGCCTGAATATAACTGGTTCCCAAAGGGCTTGCTGAGGTAGTGATAACTGAATATCCCTTCCTTGCAGAGATCCTCCCGTACTTATCAATTACACAGTTGTCTGCATAAGTGGCAAAGGAGGGGTCCATAGAAAGAACAGAGTCCTCTGTATTAAGACCCCTAAACCCAGGCTCTACGAGATTTAATACTTGTAGTGGTTGTGACATTTAGACTACTCTGAAAATTGTTTCTTCAGGATGGTAGGCAGCATCCAATGCAATAGCTTCAGCAAGATATTTATTTGAGATGGCAAGGTATTCTGCTGTTCCTGTGCCTCCGGTCTCTCCTCGCTCTCTAGAAGCAAAAGCAACAGCAAGGTGCATCACAGGAGCCCAAGGCACCTTTATGACATCCGTTGATAGTGCCAAGGGTGCTTGACGAACAACACCATAGAACTTCAGGGTGTAAGCTGCGGCAGGCGTAGGGTACAGAATAATCTTCATATCCCCATTAGAGTCTGCATTGGTGTAACTAAAGTACGTTGGGGTCCCTTGAAGAGGGGTATCAGCAATATTGTTCTGTATATCAATCCAGTCCTTAGCTTGATACTCAATAGTAGTCCCATTTGTGTTATCAAGAAACTTAAGATACTTGAAGTCACTACCAAAGCCAGTCAAGGTGTATTCATTGACACCTGCCGTTGTGGTGATAGTTACAGTGGTTCTAAGGGCAGTCCAGTCCCAAGAATGCTCTACGGAGGTCTTAGCGTCATTTACGAGATCACCAATCAAGGCTGCATAGGGGCTTTGATTGATCGTTGTAATCTCATCTTCTCTAATCCTACGGAGAACATTATTTACCAAAGTGAGATAGTTCATGCTATACCTCTAGTTTTATAAAACTCTTGCAAAAGAACAGACAAAGGGTCTCTTGAAACAATCTTTGACAACCCTTGGATTCTTGGGTCGTAAGAGACTGTAGCCATGTAAGGGTTGTACTCGGGGCTGGCTGCGTTTTGTCGTGGTCTTTGCTGTGACATAAGTCCTGTACCAAGTAAACCTGAAAATAGACTATTAATGTCAAACGATGGCATACTTAGGTTTCTTATGGACTCTTCTACAGCTTCATTAATGTCAACTAAATCTTTATCAAGAACATCCTGTACAGCACCTTCTACATTCTCATAAGCAGTTTGTACCGGTTCTTCTATAGCCTCATAAGCGTTCTGAACAACACCTTCTGCATTTTGATAAGCGTCTTGTACTGCACCTTCTACATTCTCATAAGCATTTTGAACAGGTTCTTCTACAGCCTCATATACATCCTGTACAGTACCTTCTACATTCTCATAAGCATTTTGAACAGGTTCTTCTACAGCCTCATAAGCAGTCTGAACAGCGCCCTCGGCATTTTGATAAGCGTCTTGTACAGTACCCTCTACATTCTCATAAGCAGTCTGTACAGCTCCTTCAGTATTCTGATAAGCGTCCTGTACAGCACCCTCTACATTTTCGTAAAGAGCTTGTAGTTCATCAGGAATTAAGCCCCCTGTGTTTTGTAAAGCATCAGCCAATGCTTCATAAACATCTTGTGCAGTTCCTTCTACGTTTTGATATACGTCCTGTACTGCTCCCTCTGCATTCTGATAAACATTTTGAACGGCTCCTTCTACATTCTCATAAGCATTTTGCAGCCAGTTTGGTACGTTAATGTTGGCACCGTTAATGTTCAAAGAAGGGGTGTTTAAGTCTCCTAAGATATCAAGCAACGAAGATGTATTAAGACCACCGACATTTGAAAGAACATCGGATACTTGAACATTCTCTAAAAAGTTTTGAACACCGCCAGGAAGCGAACTAAGAAGACCTGATTCAGCCAATGTACCAAGGTCCATGTCTCCAAAAAGATCACCTACAGCAGACCATTGATCATCTCCAATATTAAGACCAAACTTAAGTGCATCAGCCAAACTAAGGTTTTCTAGTCCAGTAGCTAATGTATTAGCACCAATATCAAGCCCAAGGGTCTCCCCTAGAGTTCCACTCAGGAGACCACCAGGGGCACCTGCGTAGCCAAGGACACCTGCAATCAGTGCGTCCTCTAGGTCTCCTCCTCTTGCCAAAGAAAGACCAGCCCTTGCTAAACCTTGACCTGCTGCTGTCTCCATAAAAGAAGATATTGTAGACCCTATGCCAGTAGATCCAGCAGCACCCCCAGCGGCTCCAGTAGCCCCGGATGCAGCTCCTGAAGCACCTCCTACCACATTACCAAGGTAAGAACTTCCTCCTGCGATAGCAGCGGCAGTAAGTGCGTCACCCCAATCAGCACCTGAAGCTCTTGTAGTGAGTCCTGAAGCAATGGCAGCCCCAATAGGACCGCCTACTGCACTACCTATGGTTGTTGCCACAGCCCCAACAAGAGGATTAGACATTGCTTGTTGAAACTCACTGGGATCGTTTTCAGGGTTCCAATAGCCACCAATGGAAGGACCGTATTGCTGAAGGTCTGAATACGGGTTATCGGAATACTTCTTCCTCTTGGTACCGTAGGAGAAGTGTGCTTCAAAGTCCTCAAAACTAACCTTCTTGGGAAGATTGAACTGAGAACGAATGTCATTAATCTTGTTTGTAAAGGCTTCTTGTGTGTATCTATCATTTCGATAGTCCAACCAAGCAAGCTCAGTCTGTTCATCAGCGGACAAAAACTTTCTAAAATCCTCGTTGTCAGTGTAATACTCGTACCACGTCTTGATGTCATCAGCTACTTGAGCACCTTCCCCTGAAGGTCTATAGGGGAGATACATGTCACCAATCTGTTCAGGTCTGTTGGTGGCTATATAGCCTTCGGTTTGGTTAAGTTGAAGCATCTCACTGTAGCCAACACGGGTTCTATCGGGAGTTGCCAAAGGTGACTCATAGGTTCTACCACCAAAGATGTCAGTTGCCCCTACAAGACTTACATCAGGATTAAAAACATAAGCAGCAGTGTAAGGATTGGTGATTGTACTGGAAGTAGCACCAGGAACACCCATCATCCCTGAAGCACCTGCAATAGCATTTAGGTCAAGATTTGAAAGGATGTTTGCAGCCTGAGCAGCAGAGATAGTTCCTGCTGTAGAGGCTCCAGAAACCCCTGTAGAGGCTGTTGAGCCTGTAGTGGCTGTAGAGGTACTAGTATTGGTAGAAACAGGCTGAGAAGCCGCTGTAGAGGCTACAGAAGCATTTGTAGCTGCTGGTGAGGTCATCATACCACCAGCGTTAGCAGCAAGTGCGTTTAAAGCAGCTAGATTAAGGTTAGGTATAAGAATATTACCGTACATCTTCTTTGTTACTCAATACCGATTTAGTTATTTTCTCTGCGGATCTACCCACTACATAACCACCAAGACCCAACTGAAGCAGAGACCATGCTTCATCCCTAAGTGGGCTGGAGAGAAGCCCAAGGCTGTCTCCAACACACAAAGCAAGGAATGTGAGCATGGTCACTGGTCTCCAAATAGCCGTGAGCCAATGTTCCGACTTAGCCTCTGCTTCAATGATCTTTGCCCTAGACTCAAAGGAGTCCTTCTCGTACTGAAGCACCTGGTCAATGACTGCTGCTTGAGTAACCAAGAGTCTCTCTTTGTGT